GCACTTGCTTGATTTTCGGTAAACCGATTAAACCTACGCAAATCATCATTTAACAGACCGATGACAGCCTTGTAGCCATCAATATCAGAAAACAGAATGCTAAGGGCATCAGTGCTCTTCCCTGTCTTCTGCGCAACATCAGCAAGGAATCCGCCAAGCCCCTTCGTCGCTAGCGCTTGAGCATTAAACTGAAGATTTAAAGCTTCTGCTAGTTCTTTCGCTTCTTTCGTAGGCTTGAGGATTGTCTTAATTGCCTGATTGATGCCTGAAAATGTCGTCTCTACAGGTACGCCTTGAGCAGTTAATGCCGCAATGGCAGCATTGATCTGCTCAAGCGGCAACTTCGCCGCAGCTGCTGATGGAACAACAAGGCCAATCGATTGTGCATATTGCTCCATGCTAATCTTGCCGTCATCTGTAACGGTCTTTATCTGATCGACTATCTTGGCGGCATCACCAGCAGAGCGATTGTAGCCATTCAGAATTGAAGTAAGGGCATCTGAGACAGTGACGAGATCTGTAAACCCTCCAACAGCCCCTAGCGTTGATGCTTTTACAATTTCTAAAATGTCACCTGTACGCTCAAACCCGGCCTGCAGGATATCGTAAGCAGCTGCACTTGCTTCTGTCGTGCTAGCCAAGTAGCCCTGCTCACGCACTAGCGCAATTACGCCAGCCTGAAGGTTATTGGCGTCATCACTCATCACTCGCAACCGACGGCTCTGCGCCTCTAGAGCAAGTGTGTTTTGCGTCAGCTGACCAGCAATGTTGAATGATGCCAGCGCCCCTGCAACGGCACCTCCAGCACCAACGAGCCCCGTCGCCAGCTGCTGGCCTAGCGACTTGCCCGCCGCTGCTGCTGTGCCATCAAGGCCGCGCAGGCGCTGCTCCAGCTGCTGGATCTCAGTGCCGTAACGCCTGAACTCACGGCTGCCGATCTTCGCCTGTTCCTGCAGCCCACGAAATGCAGCAATGCTGTTCCTGATGCCAGCGACAGTATTGTCATTGGCGCGCGCGAATTGAAACGTCGCTGATCGCAACGTCGCCATCTCCCGCGCTGTGGTCTGCCCACCTCTCGCGAGCTCCTGCAATGATCGCTTCACGCGATCGATATTGCCGCCGCCCTTCACCTCCGCCGATAGCCGGATCGCGGTATCCAGGCTCATCCGGGCCATTGGTTATCCGATCGCCAGTCCTAGGGTCAGGCTACCCACCATGCGCAACAACCAGATACTCTCGTTCCATCAACCGTAGATCCTCCAACAACCACACGCGATCACGCCGCTTGACGCCCTCATCCCTCGCCCACAGCAGGAACACGCCATACTCCATCCCCACCGGTCCATTCATCCCCACCCGCCACTGCGTCTGCATCCGCAGAAACCACACCACCGCTTCCATATTCTCCGGCAACACACCAAATGTGGCCGGCTCTGGGTCTGGCTCCGCTACCGCTAGGCCGAACATCGCAGCAGCATCAGCGGCATCCTTGCCATCATCAGCTGGTGCACCCTTCGCGGCAGCAGCAATGAACCGCGCCGCGTCTGTTAGTTTTTTGCCCGGAATCCTCCAGCCTTCGCTGCACTCTTCTCCGTAGGAGAACCTAGGCTCTCCATCCATGCATTGAACACCGCAGCGGCGGCACCTTGAATCCTGAACAGCCGCGCCTTGCTCGCATCACTGAACGCCACCGGCTCGCCGGCTTCATCCACCACTTCAGATCCCCAGCCGCATAGCACCGCATCAGCCAGGTCCTGATATGTGCATGGCAGCGCTGCTGTGATCGCTTCCTCTGCTTCTGCATCAGCCACATAGCCCTGCAGTGCCTGCAGCCGCCGCCGGTAACACACCAACATGTGGTTGTGCTGATCCTGCAGCTCCTGGCTGTCATCCTGATCCAGCATCCGGAAATGCGCCGTGAACTTATACGCCTTCTTGATGCCACCCTTCCCGGGTAGGTCAACACTCACCGGCCACTCAACGTGGTCGGGCTGGTACAGATGGAACATGACGGATCAGAAGAAGATCAGGCGGGTTTCGTCGTTCTGCGTCTTGGGCAGTGCTGTAAATGGAATCTGCAGCATGTCGACTCCATCCGAATCTGAGAATGACAGATCACCACTGATTGCACACTTCGGCGCAAAGAATACGCTGCTCTCGGTTGCTACCGTACCCTGCTGCACCACAAACGGGCCATCACTGGCGCCGCTGTTATCTGCAGCCGCAGCGAAGAAGTCTTTCGTGGCAACAGATGGATTTTCGATCGTCAGCGTACCGTTGGGGTTCGGGCGATCAGTGATGCGGGCATGGGGGTCGCAGCCGATCAGCGAACGGAATGCAGTGGTGAGGCCCCAGTCAAACGTGAAGCCCTCAGAGCATGGCCCGAAGCCCTGGAACCGCAGCGCTTTGGTGTGCCGCGGGGTGACCGGCACCGGCTCCGCCTGGTTGCTGTAGACGAAGCTCTCAGTGGTCTTAGCGGTCGGCGGCACATATCGCCCAACGCCGGTGATCGTGAACGTGCCGTAGCCGTTCAGCGGTCCGTTGAGTGCCGGGCTGCCGCGGAAGCCCTCAATCCGATGCACGTTCTGATCTTTCACTGCCACCAGCGTGCAGCTGGAGCCATTGCCGAAGGTGCTGATGGGCTGGTAGAGCGACAGCGCCGGGATCTTGTAGGTGCTGGTCGCATCAGCGGTGAACGACGCAGTGGATGGCACCACCGTCACCACCCGGGTGGCACCATCGTGCGCGGTGATGACGCCTTTGCTGCCGACGCCGGTGCCGCTGGTGATCTCAATCGGGAAGCCGAGGTAGGCATCACTGGCGGGGTTGCTGCCGCCCAGATCCGCCAGCGTGAGGGTGCCGACACCACCGGCGGTAGCGGAGCCGGTGATTTCGGCCACGGAGGCCAGGTTCATGCCGGAGGCCAGCAGCAGCGGGCTGAACCGCGGCGCAGTGGCAGCAACGCCAGAACCACCCCACTCGAAGGTGATGGTGACGGCGACGTGCTCATTGGTGAGCGGTGCCCGATCAGCGCCGAGGAATCCTTTGATCAGGTTGCGCTCCACCCGTTCGCCGGTGAGCGGATTCACCTCCAGCGATACGATCTTCACCGCATCGGTATTGGCGATGGCGCTGGCCAGTGTGCCGTAGGTGGTTTCAGCCTTGGCCAGCAGGAACGAGTTGCGGATCAGGAGAGCGGTCATCAGTCCTTGGCCTTGCTGGCGGATTGGGCGGGCTTGGCGGGCTCAACAGCCTGTGGCGGCTGGTACTCAGCAGCGGGCACCATCTCACCGCTGGCGAGCATCACGTACTCTCCAGACTCGCCGTGATGCTCAAATGATTCAGCCATGGATGGGTTGAGCTTCCGCATCCTCAGGCTATGGAGGCCGTTCAGGGCAGTTGGTTGATGGCGTCGTCGCGGCAGCGGTAGCGGATCAGGAACCGATGGCCGATGAATGCGGCAGTGGCATCAGCGGGGTCATACTGCGGCGCCCAGCCATCAGGCTGCACATCATGCGCCAGTCCGCCCAGCGTGCGATCAGCCATCATGCGGGCGTGCACGTCCACGCCGATCGGATCTGCCAGCTGGTCTGGCACATCACCGCGAACGTAGATCTCGATCAATACCGGCAGCACGTTGTCGAGCCGTCCGAGACTGGCGCCGATCGTGCGCGGGGCATTGACCGGGTTCTCATCACCGGGGCTGATGCTGATGGCAGGTGATTCGGAGCGGCTGTAGGCCTGCGCACGGCTGCGGTAAATCCTGCTGCCCACCAGCACCGTGCCGGGTAGTGTGCTGATGGCAAGGTGGTTCAGGATCTGCTCGCGGATGCTGGCGGTCATGCGGCGATCGGCGGCTGCAGCGCTTGAATAAACGAAGCCGGCAGGTGGTAGGACGTTGCAGCGGCGATGATCTGATCGAGCAGCTCAGGCGCAATGGCACCATCCGTTGCGATGCGCTGCCACATGCCGAGAAACAGCCGGTCATCGCCCTTGGCGGCATCCGAGAGGCCGATGCTCAGTGCGTTGGCGACAGGTCCAGGTACTGCGGCATAGAGCGCAGCGATGGCAGGTGATGTAGCCATGGCAAGCCCGAACTGCATCCACTGGGGCTGTGGTGCATGGGCGATGTCCCAGGCGGTGATTTCGGCATCGGTGGCGGGGCGTGTGGACCAGATCTGCTGCCAGCCGGAGTCGGTGAGCACGGGGTCGCCCTCGACGGCGCGTTCGTCGCGAGTGTCAGCCGGGCGTGGTGATGGCGCCACGGGGAACACGTCGAACGGTGCCAGATCCTCAGCGGTGGGGCTGGGCGGGAAGCTGACGTTGGGGAAGGTGGTGGAAAGATCCGAACGAGAGAACGGATACTTGATGATGGTGTTGTCGGTTGCGTGGATGTAGATGGCCATGGTTAGAAGTTGGGGAGTTCAGCAGGGGGTGGGGTGAACGTTGATTGATACCTGGCGATGCCTTTAGTGTATCTCAAGTCATCTATGTAACCTTGGTAAACATTTTGCCCATAGTTATGGGTGTAAGCTCCAATCGTTGGAACAAATGTCGTATCGCTTAGGTCCATTCCATTTGCGGTAGGAGTTCCACTTACTCCATCAATAAATACGCGAACAACACCAGACTGACGAACGGCTGCAATATGTCTCCATGTGTTTAGCATGTTAAAACCGGATGGGCCGAGTATTGCCGAGCCGCCACCGGATGGAGTCATTGTGAGCAGCGCTGTTGTACTGACGGTTTCAAACACAAAATAGTTAGTACCTGATACAGCTTGATTGAATACAATTCCATTTGTTGAGCGT